TGATGGCCAGACAGATCGGTCCGGATTTGATCCCGACCGAGGTTTTCCAGTCAGCACTGGGAAACTTGAAGTGTGGATTGGCCAAGCGGGTGCAACCACTGCCATACAAAGCTGATCGACAGCTTGAGTCCAGGATCAACAAAATCGTCAGTAAGCTGATCACCACTGTGTTCGATCGAAAGAAGATCGTGCAGTGGAGAGAGCAGAACCCGGACTTTAGTGAGATGGCGTCGAAGAAGTGGTCAGCCCCACGCTTCCAGAATGCTTTCAATAGCTTGCTCAGTGACAGCATTGAGGGCAAGGAGATTTCCCACGATTTCATGATTAAGGTGAACGAGGCATTACCAGCCAAGGGAAAAGCTCCAAGGCCGATCATCACTTCGGGCGACGAGGGCCAGATTGCAATGCTTTTGCCGGTGAAGTGTTTCGAGCACTTGCTGTTCAAACACTTCAAACTCGCAAGCATTAAAGGAGTCCCCAAGCATGAAGCCATGGCACGAGTGGCAAACCGCTTACGGTTTAAAGGAGGCCGTAAGAAGGATGGAGTCACCGTCATTGAAGGAGATGGTAGTGCTTGGGATGCATGCTGCAACTCCCACATTAGAGAGATGACGGAGAACCGCATTTTGGAACACATCATCGAGGTGCTCGGTGATGATGCGGAAGTACCCCAGGGATGGATGCAGAAGTGTTTGCGAGACATGAAGAATAAGAGGCTCCACGGCAAGGCTAAGCTGGATGAGCAGAAACAGCGAAATCCAGTGAGGGTCGTGATTGACGCGATCCGGCAATCAGGCCACAGGGGAACGAGCGCATTCAACTGGCTCATCAACTTCGTAGGTTGGATGGCAGTAATGTGCAAACACCCCGAAGACATGGTCATGCACACCAGTAGAGGTGAGCTTAAGGTGAGTTACAAATCAGCGTTCGACGGTTGTACTTACGAGCTAAGGTACGCGTTCGAAGGAGATGATTCAGCACTCACCACTAATGAGACCATCACGCCCGAGAGACAAGCGCAGATCGAGGAGGACTGGACCAGTTTGGGTTTCAGGATGAAACTGGTGTTCGGAAGTCGTAAGATGACATTCACGGGCTTCGATTTTTTGTGTGACGAGCTCGGACCGACCCAGACATTCGTCCCAGAACTGGCCAGGAACATTGCGTCGTCATCGTGGACGACGTCCGCGGAGGCCAAGTCATTCCCAGAGAAGCTGCATGCCATAGGTGCTGCAGCCATGCTGGCTCGCGCGGAGAACTTCGTCGACTGCGGTCCATTTGCTCGGTACTTTGCCGAGCTCGGACTGGCCCATTGCAGGACTGGAGGTGATTGCGAGATTGGGGAAGAGGCTGCGATGAATTTAGGCATCGCACCAGCGGTTTCAGTTGAGCAGAGACTCAACGAAGCAGCGTACAGTGCCCAACCGATGACCACTGAGATGCGTGAACTCGTACAGCTCACTTGCAAGCTCAGTCATGAACAGGAGGC